TCTAGTGTAAAATTGGGTGATAGCTTCATATGTGCTACCCTTACTTTTTTTTAATATAAAATAGACTACGCTCACCAAATAAATAGAATCCTACCGCTGATGCAAAGTTATTAACCTCATCTGACATGTGGCCTGTAGCTACTGTATAGCACCAAATACCTAATACCATAATACCAATTAAAGGACGCATTAATCTAACAATGGCTTCTACCCATGGATAACTAGGATTTCCAGCACCCACTTCGTTCATCACTTTAAAGAACTCTAGGTCAATGTTTTTCATCTGTGTATATTGCTCAATCGTAGCAGGTCTAAATTGGTCAGGTGCTACAAACTTATTAATAAGCGATTTACCTAAGTCCATAACGACAGGAGCAAAGGCACTTAATATTGTGATTGGATCCATTTTAGTATTCTACAACTACAACACCGCCAGCACCATTAGTACCTGGTCCACCACCACCACTACCACCACCACCATAGTTACCTCCAACACCATTTGGATATTTTCCACCTCCGCCTAAAAAGGAAGAACCTCCAATAGAAGTAACACCACCACCACCACCAGTAATTTGTAATGTACCAGCCGAACCTGCACCACCTGAACCAACAGTAGCTGGTCCACTACCTCCCGCACCACCACCTGTAGCTGAAGCTAAAGCACCAAAAGAAGATGTTCCACCTGATGTTGGAGATGCACCACCAGTTCCACTAGTTCCTACAGTTATAGCATAAGGGGTAGAAATAGTTACAGGACCTACATATATTGCAGCACCACCTCCACCTGCACTAGTGGCTGGTCCACCACCACCACCACCACCAACAACAGTCACTTTAATTTGGGTTGTTGTAGCAGGCGTTGTAAATGTACCTGGGCTTGTGAAGACTTGCATGTTAGAAAATCCAGAAACCGCAGCAGCTTGAGATACCCATGAAGTACCATTTGCAGTTAATACTTGGTTAGTCGATGTGGCAGCAGGTAGTTGAGATTGAACCCAAGCCGAGCCTGTATAAACTTCCATATAGTTTAAAGTTGTGTTATACCCCATTTGACCTTGTGCTGGTGAAGCAGGTCTTGTTCCTGTTGTCCAGGTTGGAAAGGTTTCCCCTAAGGTACCATCAAGTATTAAAGCCATGTGTTACTCCTAATAAGTTACGCTGTTATTTCAGCAGGTGCGTCTGTTACAACCACTGGAAACGGTTTGATAAGTTGGTCGCTTGGATCATACCAGAATTGATCTGCTACAACATCATCTGCACATGGTGTCCAGAATAATGGTGAACCCACTTCAAATGTTTGACCATCAGGTTCCACTTGAGCTACTCTGTAGCCAGTTTCTCTTGGTTCATTTGGACTGATTAAAGCTTGTTTTGACATTTATGTCTCCTTCGTTTGTTAAAAATAGTTACTCTATAAAATTATACCAACCAGTAATAATATACTTGTCTTGACTTGGTGATGCAATTCCTCTATGGGTATGTGTCCAGTCAGCTGGAAAAATTACAGTTTTACCTTTTTGAGGTTTTATTTTAAGTTCTTGATAATAAAACTCTGTTTCACCAGCATCATCTACATCATTAAGATAAGTCATCCAAACTAAATGTCTTGATGAAAATGGTTGTTCTTTTGTACTTCTTTCACAATGAAAACTAAAGTAAGCTTCTTGTGGCTTATAATGCTGTATATTAAATTGTTCTACTATATCAAATCTAGAACCTTTGACACAATATTCATAAGTTTCTATATATTTATTACATACAACTTGCAGTGCATCTAAATATTTTTTTATAATTGGCACATTTATATAATTTAAACTTAAATATACCTCTTCACAAGACTTTATATTGAGATTAACTATAGAATCTTTAGTAGATTTACCTATATTTTTTGTTTCAAAACCATTATAAAACTTAATTAAATCATCGCAAATACTAGGTTCAATATTATCTTGTAAGATAAAATTAGTATTCAACAATAATAACTCCACTAGCCCCTGTTTGACCGCCACCACCAACATTTAAGCCAGTACTATTGCCTCCAGCACCTCCACCATAACCTGTTCCTGGACTACCAGCTGCACCAGGATTTGGGGATGTTGGACCATACGCACCACTTCCACCAAATCCTAAAGTAGAGTTACCACCAGCTCCACCAGGTCCACCAGTTCCACCACTAGCAGTAAACCCTGGTCCACCTGGAATATTAATATCTCCATTAGTAGCTGTGCCACCAGCACCTGGGGATGATGAAGCACCTGGGGATGCTAAACTACCGCCTGTTGCACTAATAGTAACTGCACTTACTGGTCCAAACGATGTTGTACCACCAGAACCAGATGTTCCAGAACCTACTGTATAGGGATAAGGTGTTGAAGCAGTCACTGTAAAAATTTTAATAGCAGTTGCACCACCACCAGCACCTGGGGATGATGTTCCAGGAAGAGATACTCCACCACCAGCCCCTATAGCAGTTACTTTAATTTTAGTGGTTGTTGCAGGTGTAGTAAATGTACCTGGTGAAGTAAAAACTGATATGTTTGAGAAGCCACCACTAGGTAAACCTGTAATTTGTGATGATGGGATTGAGCTTGCACTTGTTAATACTGTTCCTGATGTTGCAGGCAAAGTTAATGTGGTTGACCCTGCCGTAGCGGGAGCTGAAAGTGTTACGGTACCTGAGGTATCGCCTGAAATGACTACGCTTGACATAATTTTATCCTTTTATTCTTAGTATTCTACAACTACAACACCACTAGCACCAGCACCACCAGGACTAGTAGGGTTGCCTCCTGATCCACCACCTCCGCCAGAGCCATAATTACCACCAGCAGCACCAGTTGAATTAGCTCCGCCTCTACCGCCACCTCCAAATAAACTAGATCCTCCTGTGCCTCCAGCCATAGTATTAGCAGGACCCGCACCTCCACCTGATCCGCCTGATCCACCTGTAAATTGTAATGTGCCTGCTGAGCCTGCACCGCCTGCCCCGCCTAGACTACTACTACCAGTACTACCACCAGGAGAAGCACCACCAGATCCGCCCGTAGCACTAGCTAATGAAGCAAATGAAGATGTTCCACCAGCACTACCAACAGTCACAGCATAGGGTGTTGAAGCTGTAACTGGACCTACATATACAGCACTTCCACCAGCACCACCACCACCAGCACCAGCAAATGCACCTGGTGTAACATTACCTACACTTGCCCCACCTGATCCACCACCACCAACAACAGTCACTTTAATTTTAGTGGTTGAAGATGGAGTTGTAAAAGTACCAGGAGAGGTAAACACTTGCATGTTACTAAAACCACCAGCAATACCTGTTAAGTTAGCACCAGAACCTGAATATGATGTAGCGGTCACAGTACCTGTCACAGTAACGCCCGTAGGAGATGTACTTAATATTGTTGTGCCGTTAGCTTGTAAATCTAATACGCCTGATGTATCCGCTGTTTGGACTAATCCTGAAACGGTTGATGCATTAATTGTTGTTGTCATTCATATCTCCTATAATACTACCCAACGTGAGCCACTAGGAATAGTAACTATCACGCCAGAATTAATTGTTAGTGGTCCTACGGATTCACCGTTAGAGCCTGATGTCATTGTGTAATTTGCACTAATTGTTTGTTTATTTTCATATACAGAACCGCCTGCTGCAGCGCCACCACCGATAGAACCCCATGTTGTTGTATAGCCTTCAAAGGACCCTGTAGAGCTATTATAACGTATCATACCAGCAATGCCAGTAGGTTGTTGAGCCGTTGTGCCTTTTGGTAATACAGCTGCACCCGTACTATTAAACGTAAATGATGAAGGTATAGTTAGTGTATTTGCACTAAATGTTATTGTATCACTAGTTGCATCACCAAGTGTAGTATTACCCTTAACAATTAAGTCACCATTCGCTGTTAAAGTACCTGTTACTCCAAATGTACCTGATGCTGCTAGTGTAGTAAATGATCCTGTACCTGGTGTAACTGCACCAATCGTAACACCATTAATCGTGCCGCCTGTAATAGCTACATTAGACTGGTCATACGTAATAGCAGAATTAAAATTAGTACCATCACAATACATTAAACTTGTTATACCAGGAGCCACACTGACTGTAGTACCACCTGAAGACATAATAACGTTATAGCCACCAGATGTACTATTTTTAATAATATATGTTTTATTTACAGAAGGTGCTGTTACCGTACAGTTTGCACTTAGTGTTCCTGTAAATACTAATACTGCATTACGAGATTCGTCACTAAGACCATTTAAATTAGATAGAGTATAAGTAGATCCAGAAAGTGCAATAGACCGAACACCTGTAATAGCTTGTTCTAGTAAAGTACCTAAATTAGTGTTAGTCGTAGTACCCCATGTACCTGCTTGATCGCCTGTACCTATGAGCTGAATACGTAAACTGGTTGAGTAGGTGGATGCCATTTAAAAATCCTTATATCATTAGTTGGTATTATAGTCAATTTTAACGCTATTGACCATCATTTATTGGGTTCCAAGTGTTATCTTCTGTGTTATTTATAGCATTCCAAGTGTTTGCTTCATCATTATTAATTAGAATCCATGTATTTGTTTCAGTATTATTGATTAAAGTCCAAGTATTATCTTCAGTATTATTAATTGCACTCCATATATTAGCTTCATCATCATTAATTCTAATCCAACCAGATGTAATAGCTAGGTCTAATAATCCTAAATTCTCAAATACAGATGCTGCAAAATTAGCTTTTATAGTTAGAGTATCTATTACCCCAAAGTTTTCTATAATAGACTGAATAATTTGGTTACTTGCAGCTGATGCCTCAGCCATTGTTGTATTTTCAGCTATACTAAATATAAAGGCATTACTAATAGCTATAACATCATTTAACGTAGCAGCTTCAGCAACACTAGCAATAAAATTAGCTACAATAGATTCAAGATCAGCTAAGTTACTATCTTCGGTAATAGATTGTTTAAAGTTAGACTGTTGAGTGTTTGTATCAGTTAAATTAGTATTTTCAGTAATAGCTTGTAATGCATTTAAAACTTGAGTACTTGAATCTGCTAGGTTACTATTTTCTGAAACACTTCCTGCAAACTGAGCCAATATGCTAATAACATCTGCTAAAGTACTATTTTCAGTTATTGTTTGTGGGAAATTAGCAGTTACTGTATTACTATCATTTAATACAACATTTTCAGTTCTTGTTACAGGGTAATTAGCAATAATTGTTGGAGTATCTGCTAGTATTCCATTTTCTGTTAATGACTGTAAAAAGTTTGAAACTTGTGTGCTCGCATCATTCATAGTAAATGTTTCAGTTATACTAAAGAAAAACGCATCGGCTTCTGAATTAAAATCATTCATTGTTACACCCTCAGCCAACGATGCTACATACGCATAGACTTGGGTGCTTGAATCTGCCATGGTCACATTTTCAGTTCTGCTTTGTGAATATTGAGCAGTAATAACTAATACATCTGCTAAGTTACTATTTTCAGTAATACTTTGTAATAACTGTGCTGTAATTGTTAATGTATTACCTAGTGTACTATTTTCACTTAATGAAACACTATATGTACTAACTTGGGTACTTGAATCAGCTAAAGTACTATTTTCAGTTATGGCCTGTGGGTAATTAGCATTAATGCTTGGAGTATCAGCTAAATTACTATTCTCAGACCTTGATACGTTATAGCTTGATATTTGTGTACTTGAATCTGCTAAGTTACTATTTTCGGTAATACTTTGTAATGCTGCAAAAACTTGAGTACTTGAATCTGCTAAGTTACTATTTTCAGCAATGCTTTGTAATGCTGCAAAAACTTGAGTACTTGAATCTGCTAAAGTAATATTTTCTGTAACTGAATCAGTAAACGTTTTGACTCCAAGTGTTGAAAATGGAACCTGTGAAAACGTTGCAATGCCAAACATACTACAATATTACCCAACGTGATCCTGATGGAACAGTTACAACTACACCACTATTTACAGTCATTGGTCCTGCACTATGGGCACTATAACCTGTAGGTATGGTATAGCTTGTAGCTACTATTTTATTGTTTACAAAAATGCCGTTTGAAGCAGCTAATTGAGGCGCATATGCAGTATTAACAGAATCTTGATATACTGATTTACCCGCTGGGTATGTACAAAATACAGTAGACGTACCTGTAAGAGATATTAGAGCCGTAGTACCAAGAGAGTTAGATAATACTGTAGTACGAGCTAATGTAGTACCCGCAGAAGTATAAGTACCAATACCAACTTCCCAAGCTGTACCTGATGTAATCGTATAATAGGTTGTATTTCCGTTGCCAACTACAGCAAAAGATTGAAAGCCAGACACAGCACCAGCAAGAGTAATTGTACCCGTGCCAGTGGTTGTCGTGGTTTCTTGTACCCGATCATAGACTACAAGAGCCATTTAAGCTCCTTAGCTTGTTGCTGTTGTAGAGTATGTAACTGCTACTGTATCGCCTGCTGTTACTGCTTTAGCTACTGTGAAGTTACCTGCGCTATATAATGTACCAGCTGTAGAAGACTGTGTACTTACAGCACCTGTACCTGTGACTAAGAAACAACCACCCACTGTACCACCAGCACCTGTAATAGTGTATGTAATAGCAGTAGCTGTTGATGTTGTAACGTTAGATGGTGTTGTACCAGATGAAGTAGATGCCGCAAATACTGCAGTACCACGAACTGCTGAACCGCCTACTGTATAGTTAGTGTATTCTGTCCAACCAGAATGTGATGTCATAGTATCAGCAGCTGTAAAAGTACCACCTGAGTTAATAAGACCTAAAAATGGTCCTACAACAGTATAAGCAGATCCGCGTAATAATGTATCAAGCATTAATTGTTTACCGATAGCATTTACTAAATTAGGAAACTCTTCTTCCCATTTTAAATTACCTTCAGCATCTTTACAAAGTACATGATATCGACCCGCAATACCCATACCTTCTTTGCTAATAGCACTTGTATTTAATGTGACTATAGCTGAATCTCCAAAGCCACCTGTTTCTTTAATCATAATATCTCCTTAGTTTGATTGGCCTAACCTAATAACAGCAGATGTAGATGTACCAGCTGGGAAGGTTATCGTAAATGTGTTAGTTGCTGTTTTTGTATTGCCAAAATTTAGTACTGCGACTGCTGCATTTGTAGTGCTATTATATATCAAAGCACCTGATGTTGTAAAATTGGCTGGAGACCAAGTTACATTATTAAAAGTTACATAGGCTGTATTATTATCAGTATCAGTACCAATTGTGGGTGTTAATACCTGACCGCCTGCTGTATAACCTGTACCTGTAATTTCATTTGTTGTCGTATAGGTAAGTGTTGTATTATTTAAATCAGCATTAGCATTGTATAAAGCAATCTTGTATACGTAAGACGTAGTAGCGCTAAAATCTTCTAATTTACTTAGCAAATTCTGTTTAAATATTGTAGTTTGGCCTTGTACAATCATGGGTTAACCTTTATCTTAGCCTGACCATCTCGGTATGCATCGCCTCTTTCTAGACCTGTACCTAATCTATTGAGTTGTTCTATTGCTTCAGTGTATTTTTGTTCGTAGTATGCTACTAAATCTTGTTCACCCTTCATAAATAGCATAGCTTCTCTCATAGCACCATAAAATAATACTGGGTCATAATTATTGCCTAGCCAACTTGTACCAGCTGCGTTGTTAACTGTAGAAACAGTAATGCTAAATCCTGAACCAGAGTTACCAATATCAGAAGCATTTGCACTTAATATATCACCTACAACATATAAAGAACCGCCATTTACAATCGTTACAGAAGTTACTTGACCACCTGCAATAACTATATCTGCTAATGCACCAGAACCTGAACCACCTGTTAAAGGCACATTTTGGTAAACACCATTTGTATATAAGCTACCTCTAACCAAAGTACCTAGTGCAGAAATAACGCCTTGTACAATACTTACTGGGTAATAGAAGTAATGCATTTCAACATCGTAGCTAGCGTCAGGGGTCGGACCTAATATAAATGATAATGAATTTAAGTCACTATATTGTGGACCAAATATTGCATAGTACTGTGGAAGTCCTTTATAAGATGGACTAGGATAAGCTTCTCTTATAAAGTTAACGTCTTTGTTTAATAAGTAGTTGTAGTTACCTGAAGCATCTATCACAGCAATAGAATAAGTAGATAAATAATCTGATGGCACTGACAAGTATCTATTATTTGCCGTTGCATTACCTGTTACGTTTTTACGTAGTGCAGGAATCTGTACAGAATTATATATTCTATCTTCAGCTTCTTGAATAAAGCGAGGAATGTTTTGGACGAATAACGCCTCAGTGTTCTCACTATAATCTTGAATTGCTTGATAAAGCTCTAGGTAATTCACTAAAAATTATCCTTGTTTACCGCTGATTTTAATACCTTTAGTTGCAGCACCATATCCACGCATTTCTTTTTTACCAAATGGATTTTCTGGTTTAAATGCGTTTTTACCTACATTACCAACAGCAATATTTAATGCAGAAACATTTTGACCTTGTTCATGCGTAGTATCATCTACAGTAATATTTTCAGGTTGTTTGTAAATACCAATATCGTCGCCGCCGCCAGCTGGGTATTTAAATCCAGTATAAGCACTTGCATCTTTATTTTCTTTAGCATGACCTAGTGGATATGATTCCGCAGGTGTTACTTTAAATTTTTCAGACATATTATCTACCTCTTTTTTGATTATTAGCACGAGCCATATTACGACCTACAGCCTTCATAGCTGATGATGTAACTGTTGATGCACCTTTAGAACCTTTACCTGATTGGATACCTACATTCGGTCCTGAATCACCTAGGTTTTTACCTTTAGTTCTTCCTGACTTAGTAACGCCATCAGCTGCTGATCTATATCCCATTTTACTTCTCCTAAATTATGTTGTTGATATTGTAACACTTCCGACTTGACCTAGGGCAATTAAGTTATTAGGTGTTAATGCGGAATCAAATTGACTAGCACCGCCTACTGGAGCCCAACCCCATTGAAACTGTCTACTACCACCTTCAGGATAACCAAAACCTCGTTCTGTAGTTGTATCCGTTAATGCAATTTGTAATCCACTAGTACCTGACTGTAAGTAAGAAACATCAGGTCTTGGCTCACGTACTGCTTGTGGATCATTAACAGGGTATAGACCAAGTTGTAATTGTGGGTGATCTGGGTCCCAGCACTCTGGGCAAACTTTAACTCTATAAGGCTTAGTTTTTAAAGTCTGTGTTTTTAATTCTTTAAGCATATAGCGTTGTGCACATCTATCACACTCGGCAATACTATGTTTACCAGCTGCGTATTTACTTGGCATTTAACTACCTATAGTAACTCATGTTACGCGGAACAATACGTAACGGTGCTTTTTCTCTGTCCTCTTGAGCTGCATAATCAAACTGTTCTTCATAATCAGCTTTTAAGCCCATCACTCTTTGTGGATCTACACCATCTAATTTAACAGCTAAATGATAAGCTAAACCTGAAACCATAGCTGGAATAAATCTAAACGGAATATCTTGAATATTAATACCATTGCCAGCATCTTGTACTCTTCTCATTCTCCAGTATACAAACATATATTGATTGCCTGGTGCATTTGGTGTTGGCCAAATATTAATAGATGGTAGCCAAGGTACGTATACCAAATTAGTTGGGGACGCAGTATGTGCCACTGCGGTTGTCCCGTTTTGTCCTCGTGCACAATTTAATAACTGATTACCATTTACGTTAGCATAGTAAATAATCTCTGAATCAAGCTGGATAAAACCTGTCGATGCAAGCTGTGACGCATCAGAAACTGTAATAGTGGTGTCTGTTGAAGTAATAGTAGTTGATAAGTAAGCAGTCGTAACATTTGTATTCCCTGATTGTCTATTAACCCATACTTGAATTGGACGACCTTGTGTTAATTTATTAGGTAGCGTTGAGTAGGTAGATTCTGAAATGCGGCTAATGTTAATATCAATTTGATTTGTTGTGCCATTGTTTTGACGAATAACTGTATCTAATAAATCAATCGTATCTGTAGGCAAAGCATACACGCCTTGTCCAGTCACAAGAGGAATCTGACCTTGTTCAATCGTCCATAGATTAATACCACGGTTAGCCCACTCAATAGTCATAATATTGATAGAGCGTCTTGCGGTTCTTAAATCATAACCCGTGCGTAATTCTTTACCACATCTCTCGAATGCTTCTTCAATTAATGTGTTTAGGTCTAGATTAAAACTAGAGGTACCTGAGGTATACGCCATTATTCTTTACCTATTTGTGATAATGCTAAACATAATAATCCAGCACCAATACCTGTTACAATAGCTTCAGTATTAGGACCACCAAAATGTGAAGGATGAACAACTAAATCTGCAATAGCTGTTAAAAATCCTGTAATGCCAGATATAACAAATTTGTTATCTTGCATTTTTTGATTGCCAAATACAGCAACTGCAACAGCCATAATGCCTGTTAAAAACCCTGTTTTTAAAGCTGTAAGCCAATGGCCAATAGTAATAGCTAAAATTTTACCTTGTGTCATCATAATAAGACAAGATGATGTAGCTTCTACAATTCTACGCCATAAAACTTTAAATTT